CAACGGATTCGGGGAAGGTACCGAGGACAGTAAATCAATCGTGCAATTTATCGACGGTGTGCGTGTGGACATGGCACCGCTATTCCGCTTCTTTGACAAAATCGTAAAGCATCGTGCTTGGAACAAGGATTTTTTCGAAGCGGTCAAAGCCGACTGCCCGGAGATTTACGAAGGTTTGACGTACGAGCAAGCGTTTTACAAGTGGGACAAGGCTTTCAAACCCGCGTGGGAAAGCTTGCTTGAGCAATCTGCGGAAGAAAAGGCCAAGGCATACGAGTATAAAGTCAAAAATCTGACCGAAATTATGCGTACCATGTTGCCGGTTGTCGACCCGGAAAACCGCGCGGTTTTACTGCAATGGGCCGCTGACAATCTGAACGAAATGCCCGAAATGTTTTACAGTCAATTAATTATGGATTATGAGGCACTGGCGGAATACGTACCGCCAGTGCCAATGGTCGAACCAACGGAACCTAAACCTAAATAGGGAATCGCTATGAACTCATATGACCCAAGAAAATCTTACGCTGGTGCTGATAAATCAGGTCTTACGTCAATTCAATGGGTTGATATGACACTGGATCGAAATGAATATTTGGACAAAACCCATAAAACTGATCTGAGTTCTAAGCATTTGGTCATGGTCACACTGAATCAAACTCATCTGCGCGAACTCTCAAAATCACATCCTGAATATTTCAGTAGCATGCCGCCTGTTGAAATGGAAAATTTGACTATTGAGCTTGTTGACCCAGATTCATATTCGTCCAAATTTGCGAAATGGCTTGATGCCAAACGTGCCGGAATATGTACCACCAACGCCAATGGCCGAACCAACGGAACCTAAACCAAAATGAAACTTGATCAGTTATGAATGACTTCTACACCGTCCTGTCGGCTGCGGTAAATGATTTTATCGTTTATGGCTATGATGACGAGCAACGGCTGAAACAATGGGTCGCCAAACTCAGATTTGCCGCGGCGCGGTCACTTATTCCAAACCATAAAATGGAACAGGAAATCGCCCGTGCGCTCAATAAAGCGTTTGACCGGTTGGTGATTCGAGGGGGTTTGGTGAACAAAGATGTTTCCAGATTTACTATCGATAAGCTCAAGCCTCAATTGCGCCAAGAGTTGCAACGCCGGATTTACGCCAGTACGAATCTGATCAAAGAAAATCGCGAGGAAGCGATCAATTCAACGCTGCGACGGTTCCAAGGCTGGGCAACGTCGATCCCAGATGGCGGTTCTAAAGCCGTCGATAAAGTCGCTGAAAAAACAAAAATTAAAAAAGATTTAGCGTCGATCCGATTTAAGCAAAACCGGGTAATTATCGACCAGACGCACAAATTAATCGGCGCAATTAATGAGGTTGTGGCCACCGATGCCGGGGCGTTGGGTTTGATCTGGCATTCGAAATGGCGTCAGGCTGGCTATGATTATCGCGAAGACCACAAGGAGCGCGACGAGAAAATTTATCTGTTACGTGACACTTGGGCCATAAAAGCCGGGCTACTAAAACCGATAAATGGCTATTACGATCAAATTACAGCGGTGGGTGAGGAAATATTTTGTTCGTGCCACGCCCAGTACATTTATAATTTGCGAAGATTCCCCGAAGAATTTTTAACTGAAAAAGGCAAGATTCATTTACAATCTAAATTACCGGCAAATGATGTGAAGTAGATCGCCCGTCGCGGTTGGTCTGACTAACCACCTTACGACTGATTAAGTCGGTTCCCGGTTGGTTCTAAAGGCATCGCCTGCATCAAATTGCTGTTAAATTTATAAGGTTATTAAATGCCGTCAACATCGCCAGCACAGCATCGATTAATGGAAGCTGCTGCCCATACTCCGGGCGGCTATGGTGGCGTGCCGCAATCTGTTGGCAAGGAATTTGCTGCGGCTGATGACGCGCCGGGTTCCAGTATTGACAACCCGCTAATAGTCTATGCCTCAGAAGCTACAGCAGCAGGCATCATGTTCATAACGCCCGAAGGCGAGACATTGCTATTGCGACGCGGCAACGGCGGCGATTACCCGGGCGTGTTCGGCCTGCCAGGTGGTCATCAGGAAGAAGGCGAGCATCTGGCGCAAACTGCCCGACGCGAAACACTGGAAGAAACCGGTTTCGATTATGATGGGCCATTGAAATTACTACACGACGATGGTCATTTCCAGACATTCATCGCCCGTGATGTTCCCAAATTTGACGTTAAAATTTGCGACGAATCAACCGGGTTTGTGTGGACAGCGCCCGACGCTGCCCCGAACCCCCTACACCCCGGATTAATCGCTTCATTTAGAATTGCTGGTGCTCGCACTGAATTTGATGTGGCCCAACTGATGGCCGACGGTATTTTGCCCAGCCCACAATTTTATTCAAATATTACATTGCTTGCTATTCGCATAACTGGCACGGGGATGGCCTACCGCTCAAAAGATCAGGAATATGTTTGGCGCGATCCGTCAATTTATTTAAATGACAATTTCCTTAAACGTTGTCAGGCATTGCCGGTGATTATGGATCATCCGAGCGATGGTGATGGCCCGGCAATGTCATCTGAGGAATACACAAAACGCAATATTGGTAGTATTATGTTGCCATATATCAAAGGCGACGACATTTGGGGTATTGCCCGGTGCCATGTGGATGAAGCGATTGCAAAAATTATCGCCGATCCAGAAAATACCAGCACGTCCCCAAATGTCGTATTCAACGACGCGAGCGGTAATATGCTTGTGCGAGTTGAAGGAGAAGACCCGTTATTGATCGAAGGTCAACCTTTTTTGATTGATCATATTGCGATAGTCACAAGTGAGCAGGGCGGGCGCGGTGTGTGGGACAAAGGCGGTGATGCAAATGGTGTTTTATTAACTAACAATGAGGTGTCAGAAATGAGCGATGCAATTACAACGGGCGCAAAAGCTGACGCCCAGGTTCAAAATTCAGTGCCGGGGATTAGTGAGTTACTGTCCGCAATTAATGGTGTGACCACGCTTGTTACCGGACTATCGTCACGTATGGACAGCATGGAAAAAAACATGCCTGCTCCAACACTGCGTAGCGCTTCCGACGCTGATGAGGCTCTTAAAGAAAAGAAAGACGCCGAAGAAAAAGAGGCAAAGGATAAGAAAGATGCCGATGAAGCGCTTAAAGAGGCGAAGGATAAGAAAGACGCCGAAGACTGCAAAAAAGATGAAAATCTGACAGAAAAAGAAATGGAAGACAAGGCTAAAAAAGACGCTGACGACGAAATGGCAATGGCTGACGCTCAAGCCAAGGCAGATTCGGCTTACGCATGTTTCGGTAAATCAGCATCCCGTGCGCTGTCTGGTGAAACTTTGCTGAATTACCGCAAACGTTTAATGCGCGGTCTGCAAAATTACTCCGACGATTGCAAATCGATCAATCTGGCTGACGTAAAAGACCCGACCACGTTGAACATGCTTGAAGCTAAAATTTATGCCGATGCTCTGAAACATGCAACATCACCGAAGGCTTACGCTGACGGGCAATTGCAAGCAGTTCGTAGCACAGCATCTGACGGTTCCGGTCGTACCATTACTAAATATTATGGTGATATTAATAGCTGGCTAGGCCAGTTTAAGAGTTCTCCATACCGTGCAATGGAATTTCATACAGCAAACAACGCTAAACGCTAAGGGGCGAAATTATGAGTGCAAATATTTCTTTTAACCCGATGGCGACAACAAACGCTGGCGGGTTATTTAATGTAAATTCGAACGGATATACGCAGGGTGACGCGCAAGATGATCCGGCGATTAAATTTAAATTGGCAGGGGGCGTTTATGCTGCGGCCAACACAACTCCAATTTGGGGTGGGATGCCGATGACTGAATATGTGGCGACCGTCACGTCAAGTTCAGTACCTGGCACTGGTGTGCTTGGGCCGCAATTGCTGGCTGCGACCTCGGGTGAAACTGATATCAGTTGCTGGTGCGTGGTTAACCAGGCTTTTGCTGGTTTGACGACTCCTCAAAGTCCGGCGCAGACATATGGCCCAGGCATGTCGGTCAATTTCTATCGCAACGGTTCCGGCGCACGTATTCCGTTGCGTTTGAATCCTGCAGCGGTGTCGGCCATTGAAGGTGGTGCAGTGAATGTCCAGTTTTACTGGAATTGGGCGAATAACTGGATTACGGTAACTAATACCGACTATGCGTTACCGACATCGTTCAAAGTATTGAGCATCAGCCCGTCATCAAACGCAAACAAAACTGTGTCTTACAACGGGACTACCGGGGTGGCGACATATATCTATACCGATACTGTCGCTCTGTGCGAAGTTTAATTAAAGGACTAAAATCATGTCAGCATTAGCCCCTAGCTTTATTACGGCAAACCCTCACTACATGATGCCCGAATTGATCATGCAGTACAGTTTGGCAACCGGCGCATTTGATCTGCTTGCTACAGGTAATCCGATGGTTCGTATCGGTGAAAATGATCTGTACGTCTATGCAAAAAAACTGCAACTGACTACACAGGTTTCTGCCAATCAGTCAACAGTAAATCAATTGCCATCCGCATCGATCATCCCTTCGATGATCAGCACACCGACATATCGTATGCAAACCCGAGCACAGTACGATAATTTTGACACTGCCGCAACCGGAAACTGGGGTTATTCTTTGCCCGAAGGTATGCGCCTGGCGGCACGTCAAGGTATCGCGCAGCAATTGCGTAACGCTTTGCTGTATGGTTTCAATCCTACAAACGGCGAAGGTCTGGTCAATACCAACGGCGCGACGACTCAGAATCTGGGTTCGGACTCCAACGGTAATCCGGGGTACTCCACGTGGGACAGCGGGCAATTAGCGCAATTTTTGCTGAATATGATTGGTGCCGCTAAAGTCCGCACCAACACCATTGGCGTACCGTTGCGCGTGACATTCTGTGCGCCGCAACGCTTTGTCAGCCAGATCGGCTATGGTGGTATCGTATCGTTGACGCAATTTCAACGCATCGGTGCCGGTGTGGATGTTGCTGCAGGTGTGGTTGAAGATATCGCGAACCGCGTGGGTGGCGACAAGATTGAATTTGTGGCAGATGATACGTTGATTGGGCAAGGTGCAAGCGGTACCGATTTGATCATCATGAATTTTCCTGAATTGAAAATTAACCGTCAAAATCCGATGGTTGACACCAATCAATTCCCAGGTCTGGCTCCTAATCAATTGGCTACATCGGTCATGTTGACTGACGTTGCTGCACCGACTGAAATCCCGACGCCAATTGCTGATGGTGGCACAACCGTGCTGTACACTCAACGTGCAACGCCTGGTTGGGGTATTCGTCCTGAAGCGTTTACGCTGCTCTCTGCCCAATATTAAGATAATTTGCCCTGAGTGATGCCAGGGTAATGCTTCAACGAGGGCGGGAGTCGATTGCTCAGGTGATTGTCTCGCATCATCTGCCCTCACCATATTACGGGTGTTCTCATGGAAAAATTATATATTGCCAATTGCACTAAACAGCGCCATCGGTTCGGCTACATGCTGCCCGAAAATTCGCGTCAGTTCATGCGTGAAATTGAGCCGGGCCAGCAAATCGCATTAGAGTTTGACAATCGTGATACATTGTCTCGCGTAATCGAACAGCACGAACCTTATGGGTTCTACGATGTGGCTAAAATTAAAAAAGGTTTCTGCGGCATTGCGTACCAATTGAATAAAGCGATCAGCATCGAAGCGATTGAAGCTGGATTATCACAGCGTGATCAGGATGCAATTGACCGCGCTATTGAAGCGCAAAAAGTTGGCGCCGTCGCCAGTGATAAAATTATGGCTGACACTGCCCAGCAGATGGGTATTCGCCAAACTAAACCACTTCAAATTGAAGTCGTCGAGGAAAAACAGGGCGTTACTGATAATGCGCCGAAATTAAATCA